CGGCGGCATCCCCGTCCCGATCATGCGCACCGCGGAAGCCGGTCTCCAGCGCACCGGCACCGAGGGCCACATCCTGATCGCGGGCAACTGCAACTCGATCGAGGGCTGTCTCTACGACGCGATGGTGACGAACCGCTCGCTCTGGCAGACCTACCACATCACGGCGGATCCGGATGATCCCAAGCGCACGCCACGCATCGACATCAACTACTGCCGCGACATGATCAAGCGGTTCGGACGCGACGATCCGTGGGTGATGATCAACATCCTCGCGCGCTTCCCGAGTCAGGGCATCAACCAGCTCATCTCGCTGGAACTCGTCGAGTCCTGCATCGGCCGCCACCTGCACCAACGCGCGTACGACTGGGCGCCGATCATTCTCGGCGGGGACGTCGCGGGCCAAGGCGACGACCGCACGGTACTCATCAAGCGCCAGGGGCTGGTCTACTCCCCGCCCGAGATCATCCGCAAGATGGACGAACTCTTCATCGCGGGCCGGTGGATGGAAATCGCGAACCTCTCGGGCGCCCACTCGATCCAGATCGACAACACGGGCGGCTACGGCGCCGCAGTGGTGGCGGTCATGAGGCAAGAGGGATTCCGCGTGCTGCCGATCCAGTTCGCAGGCGAGGCGCTGCACAAGGAACGGTTCTTCAACAAGCGGGCGGAGAACTTCTGGAACCTGAAGGAAAACCTCGAGATGGGAGCCTCCATTCCCGCGAACGTACCGGACATGATCGCGGAGCTCACCGCGACGACCTTCAGCTACAAGGGCGACCGCATCCTGATGGAGCCGAAGGACCTCGTGAAGGCGCGGCTCGGGCGGTCGCCGGACATCGCGGACGCGATGGCCTGCACGCATGCCTACCCCGTCGCGACGCCGGACGACACGCGCAAAGCGCTGTTCCAGTTCGACATCGTCGGGCAGGTGGGCAAGAGCAAAACCGACTACGATCCGCTCACGAGGTAAACGTCATGGCAATCGGGCACATCAAGCATGGGGCTTTTCATAAATGGCTCGGCAAGAGCGAAGGCGAACCGATCACGGGAGCGGACATCGAGAAGGGTCTGAAAGCTGGCGGACACGCCGCCAAGATGGCGGCATTTGCCAAGGCGGCCCGCAAGTTCAAACATAAGGGCAAGGGCGACAAGGAACATGCGCACCGCATGTACGGCCGCAAGCCCAAGTCTCACAGCGCAACCGGTTGAGGAGCACACATGGCATATCGAGGCAGCGTTTCGCGCGGTACGACGTACACCAAGCTCGGCCCGACCTCCAACCAGGGTTTCCGCGAGGGCGGCAAGCCGGGTGGATTCGAGGGCACGCAGCCGAAGGGTTACGGCTCGGAGAAAGGCGGCTACCGCGACGCCCACACCACGGGGCACGGCACGCCCTACAACTCGCGTCACGGCAACACGGACGAAGCGAAGCGGCTCGTCTCGCGCGATGCGCACGGACACGTGCTGTCCGAGAACGGCATCAATCACAACGACCCCGCGGCGAACGGCGCCGGCGTGGTGCTCGATGGCGCGAACCGCGCGGCCAACGGGCACGCGATGGCGGGGGCGCCGCTGATCGATTCCCCGATTCCGGGGCACTCGCCGAAGTTCGATCCAGCCTTCATGGACCTCGAGAACCGCCAGCACCTGGGCTCGGGCAACGAATCCGCCGCGAGCGAGAACATCGTCTCGATCGGCGGGGTGTTAAGCCGCGGCATGGTGGGAACGTCCAAGCCGAGTGGACCGGAGACGGAGCTCACCAAAGACGACGACTTTCCTGGGGGTTGAGCATCCATGGCGGCGGCGATTGCCGCGATCCCGCCGTTGATCGAAGGGTTGACGGCGACCACTGCAGCTACCGCGGGTACGGCTGCCGCTGCAGGCGGCGCAGCCGCGGCGGGTACGGCTGCCGCTGCGACGCTGCCTGAAGTCGTCGTCTCCGCCTCTGCACTCGGCGCGGGTGCAGCCGGTGCCGGCACGGCTGCCACTCTCGGAGCCACCGCTGCTGGCGCGGCAGCGGGCGCAGGAGCCGGTGCAGCCGCAGCTTCTGCAGCCGGCGGGGGAACCGCTGCGCAGCCGAGTACCTCTTCCGCCGTCATGCGTACCGTCACGCAAGCCGCCACGGTCGCAGCCGGAGCTTCTTCCATCTACCAGCTCGCGAACCAACCGCGCATCCAGATCCCGCCCTCGCCGGGCATCGCGCAGGTGGACCAGAGCACAGCCGCTGCGGAAGCGGACGCGGAACGTAGACGCGCAACCGCCGGCGGACTCCAGTCCACGATCGGCACCGGGCCGGGGCAGGCTGGCGCCGTGTTGAATCCCGCCACGCTCTCGCAGCACGGGTTGCTCGGAGGATGAGCGACCTCGACCTGAATAGTCCCTCCGCCGGCGAGCTGATCGATTCCGCTCCCGCAGTCCGCGACGGCAGCAAGGGCTCGCGCAACATCAAACGCGTGCGCGCCGGCGGCTACGGCGGGCAGGAAGGCAAGGGGCCGAAGTACCAGGGCACGATGACGGAGCCGATCCGTCAGCCGCCGAAGACGCGTTACGAGATGCGGCGGAACATGCTCAATCAGGATCGCGAGACGTGGCGTTCGCACATCCTTGATGTGAAGAACCTGTTCATGCCGTACCGCACGCGCACGCTCGATGACGGCGGCCTGCCGAACCGCGGCAACAAAAAGATGCAGTACATCGTGGACAACTGCCCTCAACTAGCGTTGCGCACGATGTCGGCGGGGTTGATGGCCGGCATGACGAGTCCGTCGCGTCCGTGGTTTCGCCTCCGGACGGACGACGAAGCTCTCATGGAGAATCCCGGCGTCGCCGAGTGGTGCGAACGCGTGACGGACGCGATCCACCGCATCTTGCAGAAATCCAACTTCTACCGCGCGATCCCGACGTTTTACGAAGAGATCGGCGGGTTAGGCACTGCGGCGGTAGCAGTGTTCGAGATCGAGCAGGACATCCGCAAGCACAAGCCGCTCATCAACTGCCAGACCTACACCTGGGGCGAATACTGGATCGCGCAGAACGAAGAGAACGTGGTCGATACGTTCATACGAAAGTTCAAGTGGACGGTCAGGCAAGTAGTCGAGAAGTTCGTCGAGGACCCAGACGATCCCGAGGATCCGACGTGGGACAACCTCATCCCCTCGACCGTCGCACTCTGGCACTCGCGCAAGTGGGATCGGTGGGTCGATGTGGTCCACGTGATCGAGCCCAATGATAGCTGGGAAGCAGGCGCACTCGGCACGCGCGGGATGCAGACTCGCTCGGTCTACTACGAAATGGGCGGCAGTCCCGATGTGTTGCTGGGCGTCGAGGGCTTCCGTGAGATGCCGGTATTCATCGCGCGCTGGGACACCAACAGCGATGACGTGTGGGGCCATTCCCCCGCGATGTACTGCTTGGGCGACGCCAAGCAGCTCATGACCCAGCAGAAACGCAAGATGCAGGGCATCGACAAGCAGATGGATCCGCCGCTCATCGGCGACGCCTCGCTCAAACGCCAGACCGTCTCGCAGCTCCCCGGGGATGTCACGTGGTTGGAAGTGACCGCCGCCACTACGTTCGGCCTCAAACCGCTCTACGAAGTGAAGCCCGACCTCGCCGCGATGCTCGCCGACTTGGATGAAACCCGCAAACGCATCCGCGCCGGCATGTACGAGAACGTGTTCCAGATGATGCGGACTCTCGAGGACACGCTGAAGTCCGGCATCACCGCGACCGAAATCAACGCGCGCAAACAGGAGCAGCTCCTCGAGTTGGGCCCGCTACTCGACCGGCTGAACGGCGAAGCGTTCGGCCCGATCATCGAGCGGGTATTCAACATTGCGTCACGGCGCTCCGCGCTCGCGTGGCAACACGCCGCGCGCGGCCTCCCGATCCCGCAGGGGTTCGAGATGTTCTTTCCTCCCCCGCCGGCTGCCCTCCACGGCAAGCAGATGCAGATCGACTACATCTCGATCCTCGCGCAAGCCGTGCGCGTCGCCGAGATCCAGGGCATCCAGCAGACCACGCAGTACGTGTTGATGTTGGCGCAAGCGAAGCCCGACGTGCTCGACAAAGTAGACTTCGACAAAGCGATCGAGATCATCGCGGATCGCACCGGTACTCCGCCCGAATGCATCCTCGCGGATGACGTCGTGCAGAAGATCCGTCAACAACGCGCGGCTGCGCAGGCGAAGGCGCAGCAAGCAGAACAGATGGCGAATGCCGCCCCGGCAGCCGCGAGCGCAGCGAAGAGTCTGTCGGAGACGCCGATCGGCGGCAGCAACGCGCTCGAGCAGCTCTTGAGCGGCGCGACGGGTGGCGCGTGATCGAAGAAAGCGGCGACGACGCGCGCGAAGAGATCGGGCGCAAGCGCACGGAAGAAGCGATCGAGCGGCTCAACGAAGTCGCCAAGATCCAGTGGTTGATGGAACAGGAAGTCTTTCGCGACTTCATGTGGCGCGTGCTCACGCACTGCCGCGTGTTCGCTTCCGTGTTCGACAACAACTATGGACGCATGTCCCTCATGGAGGGCACGCGTAACGTCGGCCTCTGGCTGCTGAAGGAACTCGGCGAGGCTAGTCCCGACCAGTTGTTCGCAATGCAGCAGAAGGCCACGCGAGCGGCGAGCGCACAGGCGCGCGAGGAGCGGGAGCAGGCCGCGAAGTTGCGCCGGAGTTGAGCCACTCCCGCACAAGCTCCTTCACGTACCAGTAGGTTTTCCCTTTGCGCACCCGTGGGGGTCCCTCCCCGACGCTATTCCAGTGGCGCAGCGTCTCGCGCGTGATTCCGATGAACTTTGCCGCCTGAGATGCGTTAAGCAGTTCCGGAAGTCTTGGCATTAATTGGCTCCAATTGGCATTTATTGCCAATTGGGCGATTAGAGTACCTCAAGCCCTCGGCGCGCAGTTAACCTCGTCACGCGATGACGGACTCCACGCCGAATCCGAGCGAAAATTCAACTCAGCCCGCACCGGCCGCTGGGACAGCTCCCGCTGCTCCCGCTACGTCTGTCGCCGCGACCCCGCCGAAGGCGGAGACCCCAACCCCTCCTCCTCCGGCTGAACCATCCCCGTCACCCGTCCCGGTGGAAACCCCACCGGCCGATCCGGTCCCCGAGAAGTACGAGCTGAAAGCCCCCGAGGGCGTGAAACTCGACACAGCCCTCATCTCTGAGTTGACCCCGGCGTTCAAAGAGCTGGGTCTCACGGCGTCGAAGGCTCAGAAGCTCGCGGACACGTTCATCAAGGCTCAGACCGCGGCGCACGCCCGAAATCTGGCGAGCGACCTCGAGACGACCATGAAGGATCCGGATGTCGGGCAGATGAACTGGGGCAAGACCGTCGGAGAAGTGAACCGAGCACTCTCGGCATTCACGACTCCCGAGGATCGTGCCTGGATGGAAAAGGTCGCTGGCGTCGGCAATCGGCTGGAATTTGTCAGGTTGTTCGCTCGAATCGGTCGCGCCATGGCGGAAGACCGCCCGGCGCGTGGGGCGCCGACCAGTGCCGAAAAGCCTTCACGAGCCACGAAGCTCTATGGCGGCGGCGATCTGGTCGGAGCTGAAAAACAGTAGGAGTCTCTAAATGGCAACGATTGGCGGGACAGTCTTCACGCTGTCGGACTTCGCGCAACGTCTTGATCCGGATGGCTCCATACCGGACATCGCGGAGCTACTGAACGAGAAGAACGAAGTCCTGAACGACATGCTGTGGGTCGAAGGCAACCTCCCCACCGGCATGCGCACCACTCAGCGCACGGGCCTGCCGAACGTGTTCTTCCGGCAGTTGAACACGGGCGTCACGCCGTCCAAGTCCACCGTCGGTCAGGTGGACGATGTGTGCTGCATCCTCGAGGGATGGTCCGTCATCGATGAGAAGCTCGCGCAGCTCAACGGGAACGTCGAGGCGTTGCGCCTCTCGGAGGCCAAGCCCTTCCTCGAAGCCATGAATCAGCAGTTCGTGCAGACGCTGATCTACGGCAACACCGCGGTCAACGCCGAGCGATTCCTCGGGTTCTCGCCACGCTACGGTGCGATCTCCGGCGCGACGAACGCGCAGAACATCCTGAACGGCGCCGGCGGCGGCGGCACGAATGCCTCGGTCTGGCTGGTCGGCTGGGGCGAGGACACCGTGTGCGGCATCTTCCCCAAGGGGACGAAGGCCGGCCTCACGCACGAGGACTACGGTCTCCAGACCGTCCAGACGGCCGCCGCGGGTGCGCAGGTCGGCATGACCTCAGGCTTCATGCGGGCGTACCAGGATCGGTTCGTGTGGGAGCCGGGCTTGGCGCTGCGCGACTGGCGGTACGTGGTGCGGATCGCGAACCTCTCGATCACCGCGCTGACGACCAATACCTCGCCACCGAATATCGTCACGCTAATGTCGCGTGCGCTCGATCGCATCCCGTCCCTCAAGGGCTGCATGCCAGTGTGGTACATGAATCGCACGATCTACTCATTCATGCGCCTGCAGGGTCTCACCAATTCGGCGAATGCCGTGACCGTCCAGCCCGCCCTGAACCAGTTCGAGAACGGGTTCGAGGGCGTGCCGATCCGGCGCGTCGATCAGTTACTGAACACGGAGACGGCAATCTCCTGATCCCCCGCCCAGGATAAACGTCAAGGTACGGAAAACGACCGGCTGACAGGGCACCCCATAGGCAACCGGAGACAAGACCATGTTCGTAGACAACGAGAACCAATTCAGCACAGGCGGCACTGCGGGTCAGTCCGTCGCAGCGTTCGCGGCCGGCACGACCGCGCTGGGCAACGTGATCGACTCCGGTCCACTCGGCGGACAGAATACGCCGAACACGAATGCGGGCCGCGACTGGGGTTGCGGATACCCGGCCTGGGTGTACCTGCTTTTTATCACCGGCATCTCGCAGGCCGCGAATACGACCGACATCCAGTTGGTGAGCTCCGCGGCGGCTGCCCTTACCTCGCCGAACACGATGGTCTCGCTCACCGGCGGACCCATCACCGTGACCGGCAACGCCAAGGTCGCGACGGGCGCCGCGTTGCGTATCGCCATGCCGCGCGCAGGAATAGGGGGCACGACCGGCTGGCTGCGCTTCATCGGGATCAATTTCATCCTGGTGACGACCGGCTTCACGACCGGCGTGGTGAACGCGTTCCTCACTCGTGACGTCCAGGACAACCTGCTGTATGCGGCGGGTTTCACCGTTTCATGAAGGTCCGCCTCAAGGTGGCGGCGACCGTCGCCGATCCCGTCCACGGGACGCACTGGCATCCCGCGGGCGCGGAGGTCGAGATTCCGCACGAGCACTACGATGCGGCGCTGCACGAGAACCTCGAGATCCCGGCGCCGGATGAGCCGCTCGAGGTGGCGCCGCCCGACGAAGACGGGGACGATGGGGACGACAAGCCCGGTCGTGCCCCGCGGAAACGAAAGTGAAGGAGACCGTCGATGTTTCGAGTGGTGGCAACGCAACAGGGCTTTCACAACCAACGGCTGCGTGAGCCGGGCGAGGTCTTCGACCTGCTCGTCCGCAAGGACGGGACCTACCGGCACGCCACGCGCAACGAGCCGATCCTGAGCACCGAGGGAGTACCGATCCCCGGCCGGTTCAAAAAGGTCGAAGTCCCCGCGAAGGATGGCTACGGGCGCCCGTTCCAGAAGAACGGGAAAGCCGTGCCTGAACACGCCGACTATGCCGAGGACAAGGGCAACGTCGGGGTCACCGAGGGGCCGAATGCCGGCGAATCGATCCATCTCGGATGGATGTACAAGGTTCCGGATTCGGTGCCGATCGGGCAGTACCCGCCGAACACCGACTTTTGGGCCGACAACCTGCGGCTGCCGCAGCCCTACGTGGTGGAGGTCGCACCCGGTAGCCGCTCGGCCGCACCGATCAAAGTCTTCGACGACGATCCCGTACGCGTGATCGCACCGGGAACCAAGGGCAGCGACACCGGTGGAACCGGCCCGCGCCCGCCTGGACTCGGCTAAGTGGCGATCACCAACCACACCACCGACGCGCAGACCCAGCAAGCGGACGGGTTCAGCGCGACGTGGGTGGCCGTTCCGAATGGTAACCAGGGCGATGCCGCCGGTGGGCCGTATGTCACGGCGTCCTTCGTCGCGACGGGAACCTTCGGCGCCGGCGGCTCGATTCGTCTTGAGGGCTCGAACGACGGGACGAACTGGTTCGCGCTCTCGCCGACCGCGCTCACGGCGGCGGGCATCTTCGCCGCGCTCGGGGCGGCGGAGCATCCGCGCTTCATCCGTCCGAACGTGACCGCTGGAGACGGCACCACTGCGATCACCGTGGTCGCGTTCTTCGCCTCGCCGAAGCGTGCGTTCTGATGAAACTCGTGCACATGGGCCGGGAAGAGGACGGGCAGGCACCGGAGGTCATGCCGGGCATCGCGCCCTATCCCTACGGTCTGCGTCTCCACCTCACCCACGAGGAGCTCGCCAAGCTCGGGTACGACGAGCTACCGCCGGCCGGGACCATCTGCCGCCTGGAAGCAGTCGCCTGTGTGACACGCAGCGCCACGGAGGATCCGGACGCGGACGGCGACTGCGACTTCTGCTCGATCGAGTTGCAGGTCACAGAACTCGCCATGGAGGAGGAAGAAGAGGGCGAGGAGGAGGACACGGATCACGATGCCGGCCGCGCGCATCGTCTCTACGGCAAGGAGTGAGGCGTGGCCTCCCAGCTAGACATCTACAATCTCGCGCTCTCCAACCTCGATTCCAGCGCGACCGTCCAATCCATCAACGACAACTCGGAAGCCGCCGGCGCCTGCAATCGGTTCTACGACTGGGCGCGGCAGAAAGTGCTCGAGGGCGCGCATTGGGACTTCGCGACGAAGACCCCGCCGCTCACCCTCATGCTCGATCAGGTCAATCTCCCGATCTCGAGCATCGCCTACCCCGGCTACAGATTCGTGTACCAACGGCCCCAGGACTGCCTGCGCTTCCTTGCGGTCACGACCAATTACGGTTTACGGGTTAACCCGTTCCTCGCCTTTTGGTGGCGAGCAGGGGCCATGGATTGTTCAGCGGGATCCTGGGGGCCGTTTCGGCCGCCCTTCGTGCAGCGCATCGACCAGATCAGTAACCCCGTCAACCAGGGCATCGTGATCCTCACGGATCAGGATTCCGCCTGGGGCGTGTATGTGACGGACGTCACGAACGTCAACCTGTGGACGAATACGTTCAAGGAATGCGTGGCGTGGAACCTCGCCTCCAAGATCGCGGGCCCCATCTCCGCCAATCAGCGCGCGAAGGAGAACGCGATCAAGATGGCGGCGGTCACGCTCACCGAGGCGTACGCGCTCTCGCTCAGTCAGAGTCAGCCGGATCCCTACCCGGATTCTCCGGCGATCACGGCGCGCAATTAAATGCCTGCTGATGTCCCGGCCTATCCCATTCAATCAGCCTTCTCCCGCGGAGAAGTCTCGCCGTTTCTCTTTGGTCGGGTAGACCTTCTCGGCTGGTCGCAGGGGCTGCGGACGCTGCGCAACGCGACCGTGCGCCCCGAGGGTGCGGTCTCGAACCGGCAGGGGTTCAACTTCAACGGCACCGCGCTGACGAACACCTCCAAGGGCTCGATCCTCGTACCGTTCGTCTTCTCCGCCACGCAGAGCTACGTGATCGAGATAGGGGTCGGCACCGCGCAGGTGTTCTCCCAAGGCGCACTCGTGATCGGGGCGACCTTCTCGACCCCGTGGGCGACGCAGGACCTGCTCGAGCTGCGGTGGTCGCAGTCGGCCGATACCTTGACCCTCGTTCACGTCAACTACCCCTCGTACGAAATCAAGCGGGTGAACGCGAACACCTTCACCTGCACGCAGGCGCAGTACATCAACGGACCCTTCCTGCAGCAGAACACCGATGGGACGACGTTCGTCTTTGCGTCCGCCAAGAGCGGGACGGTCACGCTCACCTCGACCAGCTCGATCTTCAACGCGAACCACGTCGGCGCGCTGTTCCAGCTCCAGCAGCAGGACCTCTCGATCATCCCACCGTGGGAGCCGACCAAGCAGTTCGCCGGCACTTCGATCGTGGGGCAGTACCGCCGGGCGTCGGGTAAGAACTACGTCGCGGTCTCGCTCGTCGGCGCCCCGGGGTCCTTCAACCTCACCGGGACGTGGATCCCGTCCCACTCGCAGGGCGTCCAGGCGGACGGAGACGGTACCGCGACGCCGACCAATAACGCCGGCGTCAACTGGCTGTATCAGGACTCGGGCTTCGGGATCGTCAAGATCACCGGATACACCTCGCCGACAGTGGTCACGGGCGTCGTCCAGCCGAACTACGTCGGCGGCCCGGGCTTGCTGCCGATCTCGGTCGTTGGCGGCCCGCAGACCGCTTTCGGACCCTTCACCTTCAGCGGGGACGGCTCGACCAAAGCCTTCAACCCGCTCACCGGGGCCACGAGTACCGATCCGAATAAGTTCTACGTCCTGATCAGTGGGGTCTATCAGGCGCCGGCCCTCTACTCGGTGAGTGGGACGACGATCACATTCCTGAACGCTCCGCCCGCCGGGACGAATAACATCGTCGTGAGCCAGATCTCCGCGCTAGGGCAGACGACGTTCTGGTCTTTCGGAGCGTTCTCGAAGGATCAGGGCTACCCCGGCGCCGTGACGTACTTCCCCGACCGGCTCGTGCTCGCCGGCACTCCGCAGCAACCCGTCGGCTGCTTCGGATCGAAGACCAGCCAGTACCACGACTTCGGGGTGAGTAGTCCCGTGGTCGCGTCCGATGCCTTCGCGGTCTTCCTGAACGCGCGACAACTCAACGCGATCTCGGACCTGATCCCGCTCTCGGACCTCCTGGTCGGCACCTCGAACATCATCTGGCGCCTGTGGCCTGGGCAAACGGGGGTGGCACTCTCACCGCTCGCGATCTCGTCCAACCCGCAGAACTACTACGGCGAGAATCCGAACTGCGCCGCGATCCTATTCGGCGACGCCGCGATCTTCCCCACCTACGACGGGCGGCGGCTGCGTGACCTCCTCTACCAGTTCGCATTCGACAAGTTCATGGGGCAGGAGCTCACGCTCTACTCCCGGCACCTGATTCCCGTTGGGACGCAGTTCCAGCGCCTGCAGTACAAGCCGGACATCTCGGGCGACCTGATCTTCGGGCTGCGGACGGATGGGGTGCTACTCGTGTGCACGTATCTCCGCGAGCAGCAGATCATCGGCTGGGGCCACTACGACACGCAGGGGACGTTCGAGGACATCTGCGTGGTGCCGGAGGAGGGACGCTACGACCTGTACGTGATCACGCGGCGCCTGATCAACGGCCAATGGGTGCGGTACGTCGAGCAGGCCGAACAGCGCGAAGCCGCCACGATCTACGACTACCAGTTCCTCGACTGCAACCTCACCTACGACGGCCGGAACACCTCCGCGACGACCATGATCCTCACCGGCGGGACCTCCTGGCTCGCCGGCGACACAGGCACGATGACGGCCTCGAGCACGGCAGGCTGGGCGCAGTTCCAGTCCACCGACGTCGGGAATGAAATCTGGCTCTACTCGACGCTCCAGTTCATCGATTCGGTGGGCGGCCAGACCTACGGGACGCTCACCGTCCCCGCCTCCCCGGGCGCCTATCCGGTGCTATTCGCGAATGGCGAAAGCCGCCTGCTCGTCGTCGCGTCCGACGGGCTCACCTGCTCCTGGCAGCAACCGCTGCTCGCGGTGCCCATCCCGACCGCGACCGTGCGCGTGCGCGCCGTAATCACTGCGGTCACGAGCACGACGATCGCGTCCGTCACGCTGCGCGACCCCTGCGCGCCGATGCTGCGGGCGACCGCCACCGCGACGTGGACGTTCGCGCGAAAGAAGTTCGTGAACGCCACGCAGCTCGCCGGCCAGGACGTCGTCGCATACGCGGATGCGAACGTGATCGGCATCAACGCGACCGGCTCGATCCCGAACGGGGACCTCACGGTGGACCTCACGGGGACGGTGATCCTGCCGAACGCGTGCGGAGTGGTGCAGCTCGGCCTCCCGTACCTCAGCGACTTCGAGACCCTACCCCTCAATATCCAGGGGCAGGAGACGATCCGCATGCGCGCGAAGACGGAGCCGGTGATCTTTCTCGATGTCACCGAGACGCGGAACTTCCTCGTCGGGACGGACTTCGGGCTGATGTATCCGGTCGCCACGAGGGCATTTGAGACCTACGTCGCAGCGACCTCGAGCGGGGAAGGAGTCTTTTGGACCCGAGTTGCGTCAGCTTTGGACCAGGAGTGTCACACGTGTATTCGCCAGAACATGCCGCTGCCGATTACGATCCGCGCAGTCATTCCGTCGGTTGGAGTGGGGGAGCCGGTGAGCTGATGATCCGCTGGGACGTTGCACGGGAGCATCACGCGGAGCTGATCGCGCGCTCCATGCGTCCGCGGGACATCGAGGAGATCCGCGTCGGCTGGGGGCTCCAGCCCGAGTTCGCCATCCGTAACGCGCTCCACGCCAGCTACTTCGCGCGTGTCTGCTTCGTCGGCATGCTGCCGCTCGGCATCTACGGCTTGAGTCCGATCTGCCTGATGTCGCAGACCGCACAGGTCTGGATCTTCGGCACGCGATACATCGACACGCACAAGCTCGCTTTCCTGAAGGCTTCCCGCTACGCGATGAAGGCGATCTACCACCACGCCGCGAAGGTGACGAACTTCATCGACGCGAACGATGCGCCGGCGAACCGCTGGCTCGACTGGCTCGGGGGCAAAGTGATCCTCCGTGACATCGATCGCGGCGGCCGGATGTTCCACCAGTTCCTGCTGGAGGGTCGATGTCAGCCGGGCTAACCGCAGGGGAAACCCTGCTCTCTGGAGTCTCCCGCTACGAAGCCGGGGAAACCCGCTCGAAGCTCTTTGGAGCCAATGCCGAGATTGCCCGCCGACAGGCCCAGTCGGAAGCGGAAGCCGGCGCCTACAACGAAGAAATGGTCCGCATGAAGGGTGCGGCCATCGAGGGCCAGCAGGTCGCGCAGATCGGCGCCGGCAACCTCCAGCAGAAAGGAACCCCGTCACAAGTGGTCGCCGGGACGCGGATGATCAACGAGATGGACGCGCTCCAGGTGCGCAACAACGCGTTGCGCCGCGCGTGGGGGTTCGAGGTGCAGGGCGCGTCCGATGCGGTGCAGGGCGCCATGGCCTCCCGCGCCGGAGTATTCGGCGGACTCGGGACCGTGATCGGCGGCGGCGCGCAGGCCGAGCGGCAGTACCAAGAAACCGGGGCGTGGTTCTGATGCAAGTCCCGACGATCGAAGCTCCATCCGTCCAGCAGGAACCGTTTCCGGGGCGAGCTTACCCCCGGTTCTCGGAAGAGGCGCCGGAAGCGGCATTTGGGGAGCCCGTAGCCGCTGGCTTGGCACATGCCGCGGACGTCGGCGTCGCGATCCAGGCCAAGCACAAACAGGAGAACGACCAGCTCCGCGTGATCGACGCGATGACGCAGCTCTCCGCCGGGCACGACGCGCTCCTCTTCGGGCAGAACGGGGAGGGCGGCGCATACAGCATGCGCGGCATGGACGCCGTGAACATGCCCGCCAAGTTCCTGCCGGGCTACGACGACCTCGCGTCCAAGATTTCAGGCAGCCTCACGCCCGATCAGCAGCGGATGTTCCAGCCGCACATCGCGCGCACGCGAAACGAACTGCAGTTGCAGCTCAATCGGTACGAGTTCGACCAGTCCAACCTCCTCGCGAAGCAGACGTTCCAGGCGGGGCAGGAGCAGGCAATCTCCTCCGCCGGGCTCAACTACCGCGACCCGCACATCCTGCAGAAGTCGATTCTCGACCTCCACGCGCTCAACACCATGCAGGCGCAGCGCGAGGGCTGGACCCCCGTCGAACAGCACGAGGCACTGGTCGGCTCGATCGCGCGCATGCACGCCGGCGTGATCGACGCGATGCTGGGGGACGGCAACGGCACCGCCGCGCGCGACTACCTCAACCAGCACCTGGAGGAACTCAAGGAGTTCGATCCCAAGGTCGCCTCGCAGATGGAGAAGCAGGTCAAGGCTGGCCTTACCCAGCAGGCGGGCGACCAGATCCTCGGCACGTTCGCCAACCAGGGGAACAAGGCCGGCTCCGCCGCGCTTCAGTCGATCAGCTCCCCCGATTCGGGGTATACCCCGGGGGAGCAGGCGCAGATCGAGGCGGTCGTGCACCATGGACTCCTCGAGCGGGCCGAGAGTCTGCGCCAGGACCCGCACAACCAAGCGCAGATCCGGTTCGTGGACGATGCGATCTCGGGGAAGAATCCTTCCCCGCAAGCCCTCGGTACGATCGACTCGCTCGTGCGCCGCGGGGTCTACACGTTCGAGCAGGGCGAGGTGAAACGCGACGAGCTGAACCGCGCGCAGCGCGGTCAGGAAAAGGATCAGGCGGACGTCCAGTACGCGCTCGATGCCTACAAGGAGGGCCGCAAGCTCGATCCCCTCTTGGACAAGGGGCCGGCGAACCTGGGGTTCTCCATTCTCACGATGGGCCAGAAGCCCGGCTCGGACGAGTTCAACTCGACGGCGGTCGAATGGACGCGCCGTGTGGGGGTCATGCCACTCTCCGCCGCCTCCTGGGGGCGCACCCAGCTCGCCTCGGGGGATCCGGCGGAAGCTGCCAAGGCTGCGCGCCTATTCGACGCGATCGACCGCACCAATCACGTCGCCTACGAATACGCGACGGACGCACGGGAACGCTCGATGGCCTACGGGATCAACGCTGCGACCACGGCGGGCGCCGTGCCGGAGGCTGCGGTCGAGAACGAACGCAAACTCGCGCAGCTCGAGCCGGCCCGCAAGAAGATGCTCGATGAGGCCTGGGGGAAGCTCAAGACCCGCGGCGACACCTGGGATTCGCTCGACCGGCGCGTGATCCAGACCTCGCTCGCCTCGGATCCGAACTTCGCCAAGCAGGGCTGGTTCCACGGGACGATCAGCGACGTACCGGAAATCCCGGGGGCCATGCTGGGGGAGTTTGCCCAGAGCATGAAGCAGTACTACTACCTGCGGGATGGGAACGCCCA